AGATCATCAGGACAAATTGTGCCTACATTTGGAGCAGCTTTTCTAGACACACTAGCTAAGGTCGAGGTGCTAGAGGATAGCCCTTTGGAGTAGTGGGGCGCGGCAGCTTTGGCTACCTTATCGCGCAGATAGCGGTAGAGACAGGTATCGCGCCCCAGGCTTTACTAGATTTAGATAGCACAATGTTCGCAAATGTTATTAAGGTACTAAACGATAGAGCAGAGGAGGTGCGCAGTGCCAGTAGAGGTAAAAGGCGTAATGGCTCTGCGTAAAGCTCTTAATGCCTATGCACCTGATTTAGCTAAACAGCTTACAGCTGAGATAACAGTTAGCCTTAAAGTAATACAAAAATCTGCTAGAGGCTTTGTGCCTAATCAGGCTCCAGGTGGGCTCTATAATTGGCAATTCAACGCCGATAGAAAAATAACGGCGAGAAGCTCGATGTTTAATACATTTAACACTAAAGGCAGGGTGCGCTTTTTCCCACTTTATAACGCTACAGAGATTAAGCGCGGCATTGTCTATCGCACAGGCTATGGCAAGCCAAACAGTAAAGGCTTTAGATCACTATTTAGAGTCAAAAATATGAGCGCAGCCGGTGCAATATATGAAACTGCAGGCAGGGCAAATCCTGGAGGCGTTACAGCGCAGGGCGCACGCTTTGTGCAACAGGGCCCTATCTATGGGCGCAAGCGTGATAACTCAGACATGAGAGGCCGAGTGCTCTTTAGAGCTTATGATCAGGATGAGGGAAAACAGACAGCGGCTATATTTGCAGCTATCGACAAGGCTAAAATTAATTTTGACAAGAGGGCCACAGTTAGTAGCAGTAAGGCTAGCGCATGAGCAATATAGTTATAGATATTCTTGCAGAATTTACCGGCAAAAAGGCATTTAAGTCAGCCGACACATCTGCACAAAAATTAGCCAAAAGCGCCAAAAAATTAGGAGCGGCGTTAGGCATAGCTTTTAGCACTAGGGCAATAGTGCAATATGTAAAAATGGCATCCGTTGCCGCGGCTCAGGATCAAAAGGCGCAAAAGCTGCTAGCAGTCAATCTAAAAAATCTAGGCCTGGCCTATGCAAATGCAGACTCAGAAAGATTTATAGCAAGCCTAGAGCAACAGACTACAATTTTAGATGATGAGTTAAGGCCTGCCTATGCACAATTAGCGCGCACTACAGGATCAATCAGCGTGACTCAAAAGCTAATGACTGTAGCATTTGATGCTTCAAATGGTGCAGGGCTAGGGTACGCACAGACCATTGACATATTATCGCAGGCCTATGTTGGAAATAAAAAAGGTCTTAAACAATTAAATCTAGGTCTAACAAATGCACAAATCACTGCTATGTCATTTGATGAAATTTTGGCAGTAATTACCAACAGATTTGCAGGCGCAGGGGCAGAATCTTTACAAGGCTATGCAGGCGATATGGCTAAACTAAATGTAGCCACAGCTAATGCAGCTGAAACTTTAGGAAAAGCATTTTTAGATAAGTTTAAGGCTATAGCAGGCGGCGGTGATATTGATAGGGCCACTAGTAAAATTAGTCTATTTAGTGAAACTCTAGCTGGCTTAGTCAGAGTCATGTTTGACTACAATGCCCTCAATAATCTTATGTCGCAGGTTGAGTTTGGTGGTTTTTTAGGATTAGTGCCCCGGGTTCGTTTCCCAAATGGCCCAGCTGCACAATCCCCGGGCGATCGAGCAGCTATTGACAATGCTAATAAAAACGCCGCTGCTAAGTTAGCGGCAGATAAAAAGGCCGCTGCAGCTATTGCAGCTGCCGCCGCTGCAAGTGCTAAGAAAAAAGCTTTAGCAGAAAAAAAGTCGGAGGCGCTCAGTAAAGCCTCAGCTGCCTTTGACCTTAACCGGATTAATATAGCAGCTGCACTTAAAGCTACTTATGATGCAGATACAAGGCTACGCCTACTTGCTATGCAGGCCATAGAAAATGACAATGGCGAGCTAGCACTTAATTACTTAGAGCAGTTAGGCGTACTACAAGCATCGGTGCAGACAGCCAAGCTAGCAGGCATCACTACAATAAATAACGCATCGTTATCATCGCTGGCAGATCAATTACTAGCAGAATTAGCGGCTATCGATAAGACCAAGATGTCAGAGGATGATAAAAATCAGGCAAAAAGTGCGGCATTTGCTAAGTTTAACGATGCAATAACTAAGCAAGGTGGTTTAGCGGCACTTAATGAATATAATGAACGCACACAGATACAACTTACCTCTATAGCTAAATTGGCAGCTATCGCTGATACTAGCGAAGCCCTTGCCACACTTAATACGATAATGGCAAGTAATGAGAAGGCCATAGGACTTACACAGTCTGCTAATGATTTAGCACGCTATATGGCTTTACAAGATTACATTGCTTTACTAGGAGTAGCCTATAACGCTGCCATAGCTCTAGCACAGGCCAGCGCAGGCGGCAAGCCATTTGTACCTAACCCAGGCGGTAGCCCATTTGTACCTAATCCAATCTTGCCAAGTGCAGGCAGTAGTAAGGATGAAAAGGATGCTAGGGATGATGTCATTACTGCCATAATTGAAGGCGTAGTACCACACGCTGCCATAGCAGCGGCGGCTAGTGAGGATGCAGCGAACGCAATAGCAGCTATAGCTAATAACACAGACCCTACAATGATCGACTGGGCCGCTATCTATGCAGCGGCAGAAAACTCATCTAGAGATGATCGAGGGCGCAGCGCGGATAATATAACTGTAAATATAAACGCAGGTGTTATAGCAAGCCAGGAGGAGTTTGTAGCCCTTGTACAAGATGCGGTGCAGGTCAATAACAGGCGCGGCAATAATTTAGAGGTAGCTGGCATAATATGACAGTTCCTGTAGTAAATGCCTTTATTAACTTCTCTACAGGGCCATCTTTTGCCCAGGCTATGATTTTAGACCAAGGCTTATTAGATACTAATATTTTGGCAGATAGCGTGGCAGTTATTGTCGATGTCTCGAATCAAATAGATAGCATTACGACTAATAGAGGGCGCAACGCACAGGCTGACCAATTCCAGACAGGTACGCTAACGCTGCGCATAGTAGATCAGAATGGCGATTTTAACCCACAGAATCCTAATAGCCCTTACTTTGGCCTGCTATCGCCTATGCGTAAGGTACAGATTACGGCTACCTATGCCTCTAGTACCAGCCCTATATTTATGGGCTACATAACTAGCTACAGTACTAATACACCACAAAATGCCCTAGATGTCGTCTATACCACGATTACAGCTGTAGATGCCTTTAGACTTGCTCAAAATGCACAGATAGCAACAGTGGCAGGCTCGGGTGTACAGCTATCGGGCGCTCGCATAAACGCACTACTTGATGCTATTTCTTGGCCTAACTCTATGCGCGATGTCGATGCAGGGCTTACAACGCTACAGGCAGACCCAGGCACAGCACGCACAGCCCTATCAGCCCTGCAACTTGCCACAACTAGCGAGTATGGCGCTTTTTATGTCGATGCTGAGGGCCGATTTACCTTTCAGGATCGCTCTGTTACGGCTAGCTCTGTATCAGGAACGCCTACAGAGTTTAACGATGATGGAACAGACATAGGCTATAGCAACGCTGTATGGGTACTTAATGACACGCTGATCTATAATGAGGCCAATGTAACTAGGGCAGGTGGGTCGGTACAGACTGCTAGCGATGCTGCCTCTATAGCCAAGTATTTTCTACATAGCTACAATCAACAGGGCCTACTAATGCAAACAGACCCCGAGGCGCTGGAATATGCACAGGCCTATATTGCGAGCAGACAAGAAACTACTGTCAGATGTGACCAATTAACGCTGGACCTGTACACAGATAATTACAATCTAGGCATAATCGCAGCCCTAGACCTAGACTTTTTTGACCCTATAACAATCACGACAAACCAACCTGGGGCATCGACTTTGACAAAAACCTTGCAGATATTTGGCGTGGCTATGAGTATTAGCCCTAGCAAGTGGCGTGTAACCTTTACTACGCTGGAACCTGTAATAGATGGCCTGATTTTAGACGATGCAATTTTTGGGCTTCTTGATACAGGCGTATTGAGTTACTAGGGAGGATATATGGCTAAACAAACCTTTACTGTAGGGCAGGTACTTACAGCGGCGCAGATGACAAGTCTGCAACAGACAGCGATGGGTGGTGGATCGGCTACAGCTAAAACGGCTAGTTATGTTCTAGTAGCTGCCGATGCTGGCACAGTCGTACAGATGAACAGCGCGAGCGCAACCACGATTACAGTCAATACCGCGCTATTTTCACAGGGCGATAGCGTACAAATTCAAAATGTGGGAAGCGGCGTATGCACTGTCACAGCTGGGTCGGCAACAGTAAGCACAGCAGGATCACTAGCCCTTAGTCAATACGAGGGTGGGCAACTATATTTTAATACAACAAGCGCCGCGCTATTCTTTGACATAGTACAAAGCAGCGGTATGACTAACCCAATGACTACTACGGGCGATATTATTTATTCTTCTAGCGGCTCTACACCTGCCCGTCTAGGTATCGGCACCACAGGTCAAGTTCTAAATGTGTCTGGTGGGATACCAGCGTGGACGACTGCCGCTAGCGGTAGCGCTTTAACGCTAATTAGTCGCACAACTTTTAGCGGCGTTGCATCTCAAACTTTCGATGGAGTATTTACAAGTACCTACGAAAATTACATTGTGTATTTTAATTCGATGTCGGCGGCAACCTCGGCAGATGACCCGCAACTAGCGTTGCGCTATGAGGCAACCGATGTTGCAAGTTCAGTTTATTTTAATAGAATGGCGATGCAATCGGCGAGCGGAACAGTAACAGGAAGCGGGCAAAATGCCGTAAGTTTTATTTTAATGAACGCCCAAACTGGTAGCGGTTCAGAACCCGGCTACGGCGCGATGTATTTTGGAAATGTTGGAAACACGGCAAACAAGGGTAATGCTTATGGTTGGTTTAATGATGGCCAGAGTGGGAATATGTCGTGGTTAAACGGCAATTTTGCCTCAGGCAACGCGGCCAATAAAATAACTACAGGATTTAAAATTTCTACTTCATCGTCAAATGTATCGGGAACAATTACTATTTATGGATTGGCTAAAGCATAATGACAACACAGGCAGAAATGATTGAAGTAATTAGAGCAGAAAATCCCAATGGTTTGCGTGTTGGTAATGAAGAAAATGGTTACACGCAATTAAGCGAAGCCGACTATGAAGCGCAGATATCACAATGGGCGCTTGGCAGATTGGCTAAAGAAGCCAAAGCGGCAGAGGCAGAGCAAGCCGTCACCGACAAAGCAACCCTACTAGCCAAACTTGGCATAACTGCCGATGAAGCCAAACTACTACTAAGTTAGAGGAGATAAAATGGGACCAGTACAGTTCAATGTAAATAATGAAACTAAGTACGATCTAAGAGTGCAAGCATCTAACGGCGCACAGGCTGGAGCCGTAGCAGGGGCCAGCACAGGCCTAAGTTTTACACCCGATGATACAAACATAACTTGTGCTATGCGCTGGTATCAGGATGGGGTATGTGTGCTACAGGGTTCGGTCGCCTGGTCGGCTGGGGGCTCAGGATCGGATAATGGATGGTCAACAAGCAGCATTATCTGTATGAACGGCAATATGAACGGCCAAGGCTTCAGTGGCTGCTCAGAGGGTTGGGTGGAACTCCAGCCCTACAACCTTATGGCTAACGGCGGAGAAGTTAGCGTTACCTATACCAACGCATAAATGCTAACAAGTTACAACGGCTGGCCTGCATCCAAGGATCAGGCTGAGATAGGCGTAAGGTCATACCTTGTGCCAGGTACGCAACGCAAGCTGCGCTGTGCCTCTGCCGTTGCTCCCTTGCTTATTGGCTTTGCCTCAGAGTTTCATAGCCTTATAGAGCCGATAGATGATGATGGCCTTGATGACTGGGGCTATGCATACAGAGATGTAAGAGGTGTGCCTGGCAAGCTAAGCAATCACGCTAGCGGCAGCGCCATCGATCTTAATGCCACAAAGCATCCGCTAGGGGCTGTAAGTACATTTGATGCAGCTAAAGTGCCGATGCTCAGGGCGCTGGCTAAAAAGTATGGCCTAACTTGGGGCGGGGATTACAAGAATCGTAAGGATGAGATGCATTTTGAAATTAGCATTGATGCTGTCAAGGCGGCAGCGTTGATAACTAAAATACAAGGAGTACAAGTATGAAATCACAACTCAAAACGGCGGCCTTGTCGTATTTAAGAGCAGCGCTTGCCGCTGTAGCAGCCCTGTATATGTCCGGGATTTCTGATCCTAAGGTGCTAGCTAATGCATTTATAGCTGGATTTATTGGCCCGGTACTGCGCGCGATTAATCCTAACGATGCAGCTCTAGGCCTGGTCAAAAAGTAAATGGAGGCGCAGGCATGGATGGGCCTAGCAGTAGGTGTGCTAGCCATCCTGTCTGCCCTTTTTGCCTCTGTGCGCTTTATTGTGCGCTCTATGATGGCTGAAATAGGGCCTCACGCTAACGGCACTAGCCTAAAAGAGCAGGTCAATAGGCTAGAGACCAGGCTAGATCACATCTACACTATCCTTTTGGAGCGTTAGACACGCTGGTAAGTGTGTATCTTGTACATCTTGTCTATATCGTCTATCCTAGACCTACTGCCATTTGGCGGTACTTAGGAAAGGGCCTCACATGTCAAGGATGGGCGATTTACATATAGACATAGTTACAGATTTGAGCAAGTTATCTCAGGAGTTTGCAGAGGCAATAGAGTGTGGCTGCAATGCCTGTGAGTCATACACAATCGATGAGATAGACAAGCAATTTCAGTTAGTAGGCGACACCTGGGCTAAAGCTAACCCATTGCGATTAGTTAAGGCCAGCATATGAAAATTACCTTTGACATGACTGCAACAGATTTTGACTACCTAACACAAAATCAAATGCGTTGGGCCGGTAATGACTGGGAGCAACAAAAGGATCGATTTGAGACTGTCACAATAGGCACAGTCGTGGATTTTAAGTGGCATTTTGCATATTGGGTAAATACTTATGCAGATTATTTATTGGCAGCTGCCTACCTTGCATCAATAGATTACCCACACCAGGCTTTATTTGATACAGCCGATAGTGATGTAGTAATTCTTACAGATTACGCCGGAAATTGGAGCGATTAGTATGATTATCGATCCTGTGTATCTGAGCACTACGCAAATGGCTAAAGTCCTCGATGTATCCAGTAGCACGCTCAGGCGCATGGTGCGAGATGGCAAATTAGTCGCATATAAGCCGCTGGGTGGTCAGTTCCGCTTTGACATGGACAAGACAATTCAGGCCTTTTGGAAGCTAGAGGGTGAGGCTAATCGTGAATCTTGATGTTATAGTTTTTAGCGCAGTTACTATTTTAGGCAGCGGCCTTATGTGGGCAGGCTACCTTATGGGCAAGGAAGTAGGACTAGATCAAGGCTTTCAGACAGGCTTTGATTTAGGCAAGGGTGTAGGTAGGCGCGAAGTGCGCAGGCTGCCATGACTTACCAGCGCACATCATTAAAGGCATTGATAGCTGTGGAGCCTCATATTGGCTCAATTAATCGCGCCGTCTATTCATACATTGAGAGTCGTGGGTTAGATGGGGCAACAGATCAAGAAATTGAAAGCGTCACGCACATTGATGGCAACAGCGTGAGGCCATCACGGGGCTCATTAGTAAAAATGCGCCTGGTCATTGATAGTGGTCGAACCCGGCCAAATGCCAAAGGAAATAACTGCATTGTGTGGCTTGCCGTAGATGAAGGAGCAATGTTATGAGTTTTAATATGAATGATTATGTTGATGTGGCAGAGCGTATAAGACTGGTCAAAGAGGCATATCCTGAGGCAGTATTTA